TCCCGGTGATGGCCAGCTGCACCGCGTCGCCGATGACGCCCAGAATGCTCAGCACACCATTGAACGCCTGCTTGCGCTTGGCGATGGCCTGCTGCTCCTGATTGGAATAGTAGCCGTACAGGGTGTCCAGCCGGCCCAGATAGTCCTGATAGCGGCCATAGTCCTGCTCGTAGGCAGCATTGTAGGCGCTGCCCTTCCGGTCGAGCTGACTGTAATAGTCCGACAGCTCCGCATTATACTGCGCCTGTGCGTTCTTCTCCTGCGTGTTGAGCTGGTCGATCCGGGTCACGACATCGTCGCCCTCACTGTTGTAGGTGTCCAACGCCAGCCGGTAGAGGGACGGCAGGGCGTCGTTCAGCACGCCCATCTGCTGCTGGTACGCCTGCTGGGCCACACTGGCCGCATAGCTGGAGCCGTAGCCGCCGGTGAGGGCCGCAGCCTGTGCGGCGGCGTCCGCGCTGGCGTTGCGGGCGTTCTGGGTGTACTGCTGGGCATACTGGCGGTAGAGCGGGTCCTGTGCATAGCTGTACTGGAAACTGTTCCGCTCCAGCAGCTGGCCGATGAGGTCTTCGATGCGGCCCTGATAGGCGCTCTCATACTTGCCCGGCCGGTTCTGCTGCCAGTTTCTCAGGTCCGCTGCTGCGTCGGTGACGCTCTGGCCGGGGGTGTACACCGCATTTATCAGTGCATTCTCCACCTCTTTGCGGCTGTTCAGTCCCGCCGTTCTGTAGGAGGACTGGGCTGCAGGCTGGGCAGTCACATCTTCCAGCAGCTGCTGTTCTTTCTTTTTCTCGGTGCTCATAAATTCTCCTTTCTCACTGGATGCTGTTCAGCCGGGCGCGCAGCGGCTCCGACATATTTTCCACATCTAGATTGCAAAGCACATATTGTAATTGCTCCTGCATCTGGTATAAGTAGTTACGGATGGCGCGGGCATCCTCCGCGTCCATGTTCTCGCTCAGATGGGGCAGTCCGATCTTCGAAAGTCCCGTGACACTTGCCATGTTCAGTTCACCTCCTGTGCCAGAATGCCGCCCTTCGCGGCGGCGCTCGTCCGGGTCAGGCTGCGCAGGGTGAGCTGACCTCTGCCCTTCAGCCGGAACCGCAGGCTCCCGCACCGCCTCGGCACAAACGGAACATCGAAGCAGCGCCGCCCGTCGGCGGTCAGCTGGGCCAGTGTCTCCCACGCTCCGCTGTCGTAACTCACAGCCACCTCGATGCGGCTCTTCACCTCGGCCTCGAGCCGGAGCGTCAGCCGGGAGAGATACAGCTCTTCCGGGCCGTCCAGCCCGATGTCCCCGCTGACGAGTTCGAAGCTCACGCCGTCCTCGATGCCGCCCGCCTGCTGCCAGTTCTCCTCCCGGTCTGCATCTGCGGCCCAGATGGCCTTTCCGTCCCAGAGATAGAGCTGCCCGCCGCTTCCGGCCATCTCGTAGGAGCAGACATCTTCCTCCTGCCAGAGCCCCCGTTCGGTGTCGTAGACCAGCAGCCGCACGGCCTGGGCTTCGCCGCTGCCCCGCACGAGGTGCAGATAATACCGCCCGTCCAGCGCGCCGCCCAGCGCCGACTTCATGTTCCGCAGCCGGGCCGGGTCGAGGGCCGTCGAGACTTTGGTAGGGATGCTGCCGTCCCAGGCCATCACGCCGTCGGGCGAGAGATAATAAAGCGTCTCGTTGATGACGCAGAGGCTCCGGGCAGCGCCCTTTGCCACGCCCCGGCAGCGCAGGCTGCTGAGCTGGAAATCCGAGGGCTTGGAGCCGTAAAGCTTGTGAAGGGTGTTTTCCTTGAAGAAAAGCGCGTATCCCATACAGGTAGCCGCGCCGGTAAATGCCCCGTCGCTGCCCACGGTCACAGCATAGCTGTCGGCGGCAATGCCCCGGTAGGAGAACCAGTTGGTGGGGTCGCCCAGCTTGCAGGCGTAGATGACGTTCTCCTTGTTGGAGCATCCCCACACCCGGTTGTCGCACTCGGTCAGGTAGTCCATGTCCGGCACCCGGCGTTCCAGCTCCACCACCTCTGCCGAGACGAACTCCCGGCTGACGCTGCCGTCCAGACTCACCCATCTTACCGCTGCGCCGGTGCGGGTCAGACGGCCATAGAACCACTCGCCGCCCGGGTCGGCCTTGACGCGCAGAGCATCTGCGCCGGCGTCGTAGACGATGCGGTCGCCGTCCAGCTCGTTCCACTGCCCGGCCTGTTCTGCTGCAGAGCCGGTGAGGGTCACGGTGTCCTCTGCCGCAAAGTCTGTCCCCACCCCCTTTGCCGAGATGCGGCAGTAGTCCAGCACCACCGCCGACCAGTTGCCGGACGCCTCACTATATACTTCCAGCGTGCTCTCGCTGCTCCATGGCTTTTCCGGGTCTTCCACCCGCAGAAAAAGCTGGCCGTCCGTCGGCTTGTCGGGTTCAGCAGGGCCGCAGCCACTCACCTCGTAGACCTTGCCCTCCGCGTCGCAGGGTGCAAACTCTACGCTGGTGTTTTTGCCCGACCACACCGCGCCCAGAGCGCTCACCTTCCGGCTGGCAGTGTCGAAAGCCAGCTTGTCTGGGAAGATCAGGATCTTCGTTCCGATGCCCACCAGCGTTTTCTTGCCGTTCTCCACGGCGTCTTTCAGGGTCGCTTCCATCTCATCAGCGTCATCCGGCGTGTAGACGAGGTCTCTGCTGCAGACGGTCAACAGGCCGTTCAGGTGATACATCCCGTTCAGGTCTGCTTCCTCCCGCAGCTTCCGCCGGGGCAGACGGGTGCTCAGGGCCGGGAAATTCCGGGCCGAAAAGTTGATGCCCGCGCTGTACTCTGCCTCGGTGCAGCTGTACGTCTCGTTCAGCCCGCCGAACACCCGCAGCATATTCCGGGTGTTTTTCAGGCCGTTCCGGTTCGAAAGTATCATCTTTCTCCCTCCTTACCAACGCCAGCTGCAGCCCCGGGTGGGCAGATTCTTCCGCCGCAGCCACGCGGCCAGTTCGGCTAAGATGCTGTTGTACTGAGCCTGCTCACCGGCGTACCGGTCGTTCTCGCCCAGCGCAGCGTCCGTCATGGCGCACAGATAGTGCGGGTACAGGCTGTCGAAGGGCGGCGGCACCAGCAGCACGTCGTCATCCCGCAGACCGTTGTCCCACGCAATGTCCGCGCCCACGCCCTCCCGGCTGTCGGCGCTGCTGGGCCTGAAAAATTTCTCCCGCAGCATCCCGTCCACCTCGCACAGCCAGCGCTGCCGGGTGCGGGCCGCGACACGGCTGCCCGGGCGCAGCTCTTCGGCTCGCTCCATCGCTTCTCCTACCGTCATAAAAAGCCTCCTTTCGCTTTTTCCAAAAAGGCCCGGCAGAAGCGGCCTTCTCCGCCGTTTCTGCCGGGCCGCGTTGTCTTATTTTACTGGGCCGCAGTCTCTGCCGCAGCGATGCGGGCGGCGGTGTACTCGTCCTGCTGCTGGCTGTGTTCCAGCACCTCGGCCACCTCAGGCGGCACTTCCACCTCCACGCCCCGGCGGATCTTGTAGTTCACGCCGTTGACGCTCACGAACAGATCGCCCTTGTACCGGCTGTTGTCCTTGAACAGCCGGATGCGGACATTCTTCTTTTCTGCCATAGCTTCTCCTTTCTGCTCAGTTTGCCGCCGCAGTGGTGGAATAGCTGGACACGCTCTCGATGCGCACCATGTACTGCTCCACCAGACGCTCGGCGGCGCGCATACCCTTCCAGCCCACAGAGGCGCGCTGGTTCAGCGGATCGTCGCCGTAGCCCAGCTGCTTGACGATGTGCTCCAGGCCGCCGCCTTCCAGCTCGGTGACGCCGTAGGCGTGGGCGCCCAGCACGAGGGTGCCAAAGACGGCCAGACCCTCCGGACAGGTAGCGTCCTTCCAGATCTTCGCCTCGCTGGTCTCGATGAAGCGGATGTTGCCCAGCTTGCCGATCTCGCCGCGGTACATGGTGTCGGGGTCGGCGTACTTGTGGGCCTCGATGAACTCCTTGCAGGTCTTGAGGTCGTAGGCTGCGTAGGGATGGATGATGGCGATGTAGCTGTCGCCGATGGGGTCAGCGTTCATCGCGCCCAGCTGTGCCGCCGCCTGGAAGAACAGCTTCGGGGTCAGGGTGCAGCTCTTGTCCAGCGCCTTGCGGCTGGTGACGGCAGTCTCGGTGCCGTCTGCGGAAAGCTTCGGCGCATAGATGACGTTGGTGCCGCCGGCCAGCACATCGCGGGTGATGCTGTCCATGGTGCGGCCCGCCTGGCTTGCCAGAACGCGGGTGGCCTGTACCACATTGTTGTCGATGGCCGTCATCTGCAGCACATCGGTGAGTGGAGTCCAGCCGCCGTACTGGTGCAGGTCGCTGGTGATGGTGGTCACATTCAGGGTCTGGCCGTTGGGAGTCACGCCCTCGGTCAGCGGGGTATCGGCCTTGGGCAGGCTGTCGTACTTGCGGAACTCAATGGTCTTGCCGCCGTTCTGGGGTACGGGATAGTAGTCCGCGAACTGGTCATGCACCAGACGGGGCTCTGCCTGGTCGATAAGGCGCTTCTCGTAGAAGGTCTTCATCTCGTTGGTCATGGTGCCGGTGGTGTTCTGCAGGCTGGCAGAAGGGTCGGCAAAGAGCTGGAGGTTCATCTTCAGGTTGTAGCTTTTCATGTCATTTGTCCTTTCTGTATCAAAATTTTCAAAAACTGATCTTCACCCCGTGCATCGCACGGCGTTCCAGTGCCTCACGCTGGGCGCGGGTCATGCTGGCCACATCGGCCCGGGTGATGGCCGCACCGCCGGGGCTGGTACCGTTTTCCGCCGGGCGGGCCGAACGCTGGCGGATGCGCTCCACAACGCCCTGCTCCACGGTCTGGGCGGTCTGACGCAGAGCGTCGTTGTAGTGGGCCAGACGGTAGGCGTCACCCATCCGCATCCCGGGCAGCTCCATCAGGCGGCGCATCTCGGGGTTCGCCAGCTCCTGCTTGAGCGAAAAATCCGGCATATCCCGGCGAAGCATCGCCTCTTCCGCCGCCCAGCGGGCGTGGAGGGCGCGGACGGTGTTCGCGCCCTCTCTCAGGCCCGGGATGGGCGGGAGCGGCAGCGGCGCAGGACGTT